CCATATTTTTAAATGAGGCTACTTGCAGCGCATGACTTATTAAACCTGATGACGGATCTTTTAAAACCTGATAACCTGAAACATGAGTGTGTCCAGCGGTTAAGATATGATCTCGCCAACCCATTTGAACAGCTTTGCTTATAGAGTGAGCAGTATTCCACATGCTGTTGCCTTTAAATTGATGTCTGCAATGTATTCTAATTTGCCTTCCATTTGGAAAACATAAATTCATTCTTGCGCCATGTTTTTGATATAAGGCTGGCTGCTCTCTCATTATAAATTCAATAGGATCGCCATCACCTGACCAAACATCATGATTCCCAGCCACCAAATAAATCCACGGAACGCTTTTTAAAAAATGCTCAGTTATAAGCCATGATTCTTTGGCTGTCGTTGATTGCTGGCCATATAAAGCTGTGAGTCTACCTATCCAATTATTTTGAACATCTCCGAGATTCCCAGCAAACATCCCTTCTGTTTTATTTATTTTATTTACAATACTATAAATTTCAGATAAATTTGTTCCATCGTCATCAACGTGAGGATCACCAAAATGAGCAATACCTATTACACCTTTTACATTTACTTTTATAGGTATTAATCTTTTATAGTTTGCGTTTTTTACTTTTATTTTATATTTTTTATTTCTATAAGCTATAATATCTTCAATAGACATTTCTTCAATAGGTGCTTCAGGTACACTAAAAGGATTGTGAGCTATTTCTTTTGGTGCAATTGTTTTTTTAAAACAATCTTTACAATTCCATCTTTGGCGCTTAAAAGTTTTCCAGTATTGAAAACCATCTTTTATTATATTTTTACTGCCGCACTTAGGGCAAGTTATCGCGTTTCCATCAATGTCGTGCCTTGCCATTATTTACGTTTTTTCTTAAAACCTGTAAGTGGATTAATTGAGATATCTTCATACCATTTCATTACTTTTGCTATCTCAGCTTCATGTTTTGTTTCCAGTTTTAAAACTCTTTCATGAAGTTCTGTTACACCCATGTGAAGTTGTTCAATTTTGCTTTGAGTATTAAGCCAGTAATAAGAAGCCGAAGCGACAAGAGTAAGCAAGTAAATAAGAGCCCTAATGTTGATACGGACAATATAGTTATCATCCACTCGATCCATTTTAACTGACCGCGCATCAGCTTTCATTTATTTTTTTTCCCAAATTTTTGCCCTGCTTTAAAAGCTTCTAAAAATCTAGGAATTGATTTTGCGAACATTAGCTCAATAAAATCCAAAGCATATTGCTTTGGATCATTAATTACTTTTTTGATATCCCCCTGAGGTATATCAAATTCAAAATCATTCAGTTGGTGGATTTTGCGTAAGTAATCTATTAAAAACTGATCGTTCTTGTCCTGATTCGCTTTGCTCATCATTTACTTCTTTATTTTTATTAATACTTGATTCAGCTTCAGACTCAGTTAAATGCTTATTATATTTAAGCATTAAATCTTTTTGAGTGATAATATTATTTTGCAATAAAAAATTATCCATTGTTATCTGATCTTGAACGCTCATTGGATATTCAGGTTCATTAAATTTTATACCTATATTTTCAGGCAATGAAATATTATTAGCTTTTGCGATAATTCTTTCAACTTGATATAAATCTTTTTCGTATAACTCCCATAACTCGATGTCATCTTGAAAATCTTCAAAGCGCTCTAAATCTTTAATTTTCAATGCAACACCACTACTCGGCCTATCGCTTTTTCCATCTTCTGCAAACGTAATCCATAAATGATTATTTTGAGCAGTAAGATCAAGAATTGCTTTTATTAAATCAATAGCTTCTCTGACATTTGCCTGAGGGCTTTTAATATCTAATTTTGCGCCTTCAGGAACTATCATTATTTCAGATGATCCAGCACGCATAAGATTTTCCTCTTCATACATACCCTCAATTACATATTGACCAAACATTTGAAATCTCATTCCTAGCGCAGCTTCTGTAAGTAAAATATTTACTTGCTCATTAGCTGCAACAATATCATAAGCGCCAGTTACAAAAAACTCATTTAAATGATGCTCTCTGTGAGTAAAAACAAAAGGTAAAATTCCATAGTTATGCATTTGCTCAGTAAGAATATTTCCTTCCTGATCATACTTGATAAAACATTCTTTATCCCAGTAACAATATTGCAACGCATTTACATCGCTAACATCAACAACATTCTGCACCATCGGATAGGTTATTGCTGAGGATGTAAAAGGATCATCTTCAAAATAAGCATCAAAATAATATACAGGATTATAATTAAAATGCGGATTTGCGCCTTGTTTAAACACTACCTGCGTTGCTATTGTACCAATAAGCCTAGTCATTTTTTCCATGTGTTTCATTTTATAAGGCTTTGTTAAAATCATTGAATCATAACGATCATTAACATTTCTCTGCGCACCTAATGTATATATGCGACTCATGCGATCAATCATTCTACGAGTAACATTAAATTCGCCAACAGGAATTTCTCTAAATGCATCAGTACTAAAACGATCTTCGATGTATTGAGATGTATTGTCTCCAGCATAATAATCTAATAATTTATAAATTGAATCTCTACGCCCTTTGGCGTACATTTGTTTCTGCTCTTTTAAAGAGTCTTGAATTAAATCTAACGCTAAATCATTCATCTGTTACTTACCTTATATTTTTGATTTCTTATTGGAAATTTTCCAATAATACCATATCGCAAACAGTCCGCGCCGTGATCGTGGTAGCCATCTTTTAAAGGTTCATTTTTTAAATGACTACCTTCTTTATGCTCAGGATATCTATAAGATTCAATATCTTCAACTATCCCCATGCAACCCTTATCTATATGAAGCCTAATATTCCCATCAGCAGACATCATAAACTGCCTAACATGACTAATACCTGACTGAATACTCCTTGATAATTTATCTCTGCGCGTAATTACAGGCAAACCTGTTAATTGCCTAAAAATATCTGCTTCGCCCATACCTACCGAACTCTGCATTTGATAGCCAGCTGGATCGCCATATACGCGAGCTATCCTGTAATTTTTCTTTTTTACAGCAGTAGCTAAATCAGAAATTTTTAAATTTTTCTCATGTATTATTTCATCAATTATAAAAATATGATCTTCACCTTTATCTCCAAATTTAGCTACTTGAAAAAATAAAGCTGCTGGCATACGATAACCAAAATCCAAAGTTAAAAAAACTGGCAGCATTGAGTTGTAAGGATGATTCCCTACGTGAGTACGTCTTGTAAAATCATTATATACGCGACCACTAAGCGAAGTAAACTCTGCGCCCATTTCTTGATCAAAAACTTCTTTAGTCATAGATGATTTCATTTCTACAAGATCAGGATCGTCTAATCCTTTTGGAAATGCAAAATGATTTTCCCAGCTTGGAGAATTAAACGCCGCCCACATGTCTGCTTTTTGAGCATGAATATAATACTCATAAAATCCATCATAGCCTTCAGGCGTAGATATCATAATGCATCTGCCTTTGCGATCTGATAAAGTAGGCCTTAAATACATTTCAAAAATTTTTTTTAAATTCATCTTACTGGCTTCATCTATAATAACGAGATCATTTCCAGCGCCAATAAGACTTTCAGGATGCTCAGCTGATTTACCTTCAATTACCGATCCCCATTCAAATTCTATATATTGCTCATTTAAAGATTTGCGGCGTGTTGGCAGCTGGTGCTTAATAATTAAATCATCATAAACAATTCTAAAAATTCTTTCTGATGTTGAATATGTAGGTGCAACGATCCATATATTTTTATCTGCTTGAGTTACAAGCGTTTCGGCTTCTCTAGCTGCTGAAACTGATTTTCCCCAGCGCCTACCACATGAAGCAACAATGAATCTTTTGCTATCAGGTAAGTTATGAATACGCTGTTGCCCTTTGTGCGGTTCATAGTCTAAAAATTTAAACCATTTAGATTTATATGATGTAAGGCTATCCATATTTATAGTTTTAATTTACCTTAAAAATTTTTTTAAAGTATTTAAAAATATTACTTGACATTATAATATAACAAATGTTAGAATTGTTATAGGTTATGAATCAAACAAAGGAGATTACAATGAATTATCAATTACAACAATTAATTTATGAGTTTTTGGTTTTTTGGGATGGTCAATATAATGGCGATTATCACAAAATTTGCAAAATGGTTTACGTCTCATTGCAGAATCATTTTAATGTGAATGCTGATGATGTGAATAGTCAAATAAATTTTGACAAATTACTTTTAGATCATAATTATATTAATATTTATACCGCTTTCAGAAGAGATAGCAGAAAAGGAGAGAAGTAACATGAGAACTAAAATAAATAGAGAAACTTGGCTTTGGGAAATGACTAAGCAACTTAAAACAAGAGTATTTAAGCCAAACGGCATTCAACTTAATCTTAAAAAAGTTAAAGTAAGCGTAGGCTTCCCTGTATCAGGTGGAGCTAGGTCTAATGGCAAAACAATAGGCCAATGTTTTCCGAGATCATGGAGCAGAGCAAATGTTAATGAGATATTTATCAATCCATGTCTTGATGAAAGTAATGTTACTAGAGTTGCTGGCGTATTAGTTCATGAGCTTATACATGCTATAGATGATTGTAAAAGTGGCCACAGAGGCGCATTTCGCAAAATGGCTATTGTATGTGGATTACAAGGTAAAATGACCGCTACGACTGAATCAGACGGCTTAAAAGAGATTATATTAGAGATTGAAGAAAAGATTGGCAAGTATCCACATAAAGCGTTGGATTATACAAAACGCAAAAAGCAATCTACTCGTAACCTAAAGATAGAGTGCCCCAGCAATGAGCATGAGCCTTATTTTGTACGCATGTCTAAGACAATGTATGAAAAAGCTAAACCTCTTTGTGGTATTTGTGGGGAAAGAATGACTGATGATCCTGTTGGCCATACTATAAATGAAATTATTGCATTATCACAGCACTAAGGCCGTTTAAACACTCTAAAAAAGAGGGGCGAAAGCCCCTTTTTTTGTTTTTATTATAATATTACTTGCATGGTATTGTTATAATTGTTAGGTTTGTTATAGGTTATGAATCAAATAAATAAAAATAAAGGAAACGACATGATAAAATCTACTTATAAACCAACAACTGATGATCTTAATACTGCTAATAGGCTTTTTTTAGATTGCCCTGAAGCAAAAGAGATGTTTTTAACTGGTCAAAAAGAAGAAGCTTATACGCGCTTACTTGAACATTGTGAAGCTAGGCAGAGTGCAAGGTGGAATGCTGAAACATTTGATGAGCGTTTAACTCGCCTTACTAGCACAAATAAGCCTTTTAAACTTATTGATCTTGTATTTGTTGGCGATAAAATTGTTGTAAAAACAACGCCTAACATGATATCATCTTCAATTAGTTTAATTTATAACAATGATAAGATGAGTAATGATAAGCAGTATACTTCTTTAAATAATCATATCAGTAGCTGGATGCTTTTAAAGCAACTTAATGATCTATCCTGTGTTGAAGTTAAATATCAAGTTTGGGATGATGCTGGCGAAGTTTGTACTGAGATACCTTTTGAGGAAAGTAAAGCCTACTCTTATAGGTTCTAAAAAAGATCAGGCAAAGAAGAGGGCGAGAAATCGCCCTTTTTTTTATTTAAAATATTATTTGCATTATTGA